CTGTGATTGCTCTGATTTCTTCTCTATCATTAGTATCCGTTCTGCCTGAAACAAAGAATGTCTTTTTGTCTGTTTTGTTAGTAATCATATCATAGAGAACATCACCATGTTTCTCTACAAACTGGAATAATACCAGTGTATTACCTTTTAGATTAAGGGTTAAATCCCTAATGAACTCATTTCTTTTAGGGTGTGTAACAATATAATCAATTTCTTCTTGATACTTCATATCCTTTACGAGTTTACACTCTTCTTCTGGATACCCTAATACCAAGGAACGAATTTTAAATTCTGCGAGGGTTTTGTTGTCTATCAACTGTTTGGTTGTTACTACTTTATTTAGTGAACCGAAAAGTCCCTCTAAAACCAATCTGTGTGTTTGCATACCATCTAGTGTTCCTGTCAAACCAAAACGATACTTTGTTTTTTCCATTTTACTAAGAATAGATGTTAAAGATTTTGCTTTAAATAGATGTGCCTCATCACCAATCACACAACCAAATTGTTCAAAATATTTTTTAGGAAACTTATATATTGACTGCCAAGTAGATATGACAACTCTTTTGTTTACTTCTTTGTCATGACCACTGTAAATCTTTTGCATGTTTGTTTCATCCCACCCATAATCAACAAAATCAGAATACATCTGTTCTACTAGTGATGTTGTGGGAACAAGAATAAGAATCTTATCTGTTGCTTCCGATTTTAAAAGCAACATATAATAACGTATGAGAATATAGATTATTAAGGATTTACCAGAAGCAGTAGGACTAAGCAAAAGAGAGCGATGGTTTCTGAGTGCGGTAAGAACTGCATCTCTTTGGTAGTCACGAACCTCAATAGGTTTTCCTTGAGATTTAAGTCTGAGACTTTTGATAAATTCTTGAAGGTTATCTTCATCCAATTGTTTTTCATCTTCCAACTCCTTGTCAGTTGTATATGGTTCATCGTAATCATCCAAACATTTTTTTAGGTAGGAAAGTAATCCAAGATATAGTTCTCCGTCCATTGCAGAGAACAACCTAATTTTACCATCCCAAATACGATTGCGATACGCAGGCATAAACTTTGCACCTGGCACCTCAAACGTAAAAAAATCAGAAAGATATCTTGCAGTAGACGGTTCTGTGTCTACTCTTAGATATACTTCATTCTTCTTAGATATATGGGTCAAATATCACCATCCATAAATTTTCTCCATGCGATAGCATTTTTAATGTTCCATTGTCTGTCTGAAACATTCTTCAAAATCCTTTCACAAGTATCAACACCCATCTCATAATATTCTAGAAGTGCTTGGGATTTTCTATACTCATCATCTGCTTCGATGTAGATACTAAGGTCAGTTTTGAGAACTTTATGGTCGAAGGGTTTGTCACGATATACTTGTGGGTCAGCCTTACCAGAAAAGTATTCCCACTTTTGCCAGTAGAGATACTTGTGTTTGGCCTTCTGTTGTATCAGAAGTCCCTTATAGTGATTTAGGAAATTTAGATATTTTTGATGAAGGGATGCATTCCTTAGAGACTCATCTGCGAGTTCTAGGTCATCCATCTTCAAGTCTTTTTCAGCAATTTTTTGTAGTTCGTCTAGTTTCATAATTATTCACATCCTTAATAATAAAAGTGAGCAGAGATTGGTTAGAACTTGCTGGTTCTATATTATCTCACTGAGGAGATTCAAAGTTGATTGTTCAAGTCAACCTTATCATCTGCTCATACTTATTTATATAACTTCAATTTCATACAAGTCATAGTTCATTGTGACTTGTGCGGTTAATGGTGTTGCATCAGTATCCTGTGTGTTGAACGTGAGTCCACTTAATGATGTTGGATACATGTTCTTAAAGTTTACCTTTATAACAGGATTATTCTTATTTGTCAAGATAATAAGTGTCGCATCAGAGGCAAGAACATTTGGGTTTGCATTAACACCCCTATTAGTAGTATTCTTTAAAGCCTGTCCCTCTGTAATTGCGTCATCAAATTGTTCTGTTGATTTTGGGAAACCAATGCCTGTCATCCAATCATGAATTTCTTTCCAGTTCTGTAAATTCTCTTGAACCATGAAACCTAATTCAACAGGACTAAAATCAAGAGTATCACCCATAAACGGCATGGATGTAAACCTTGTATTCATTATTGCATCTCCACCAAAAGCAATGCCTGGCAGATTAACTTCTGTTACATGGTATTCCACATTCGGAACCTTCAACAAACTAAAACGAAATTGCGTAGGTCTTGCAAAATCGAAATTGTCTGGTTGTCTGTTTAATACATTAGTGTTTAGTGCCATAGTTTCTTTCCTTTATACTACTATTTATAACGCACATAAAAAAAGGGGAGCCTCGAAAGACTCCCCTAAAACGGTTAGTAACCTAACTCTTTTTATTGTTACATAATGTTTGTAACTTGGACTCTACGGTAGTAGGAGTTTGCATTTGCAGTCAAAGCACCTCCACCAGCAGTTGCACCTTCAGCAAAAGGATTAGCAGTAAGACCATAACGAGTCTTGAAACCAATCTTAGGCTGGAATGTGTTTTCACCAACTGCACGAACCATTTGTAGTGGAACGTATGGGCAGTAGAAAATACCGGCATCATACGGTGATGTGCCTTTATAACCTACTGTGTAGTATTGCTTAGCAGCAGAGTTTGCTGAATAAGGGTCAATATACACTTTGTAACGTCCGTTCAGAACACCAGCAAAAGTATTACCAGCATCGTCTACGTTAAGGTTGTTGTTAAGAGCAGGTGAAGTATCTAGGACACCAGCCATCTGAAGTGCAGACGCAACGTCTGAAGAACAGATAATGATGTTACCTTTACCTCTACGAGTTTCTTGTGCGATTGCGTTAGCATCACGCTCAACTTGGAACATAAGTCCTTTGAACTTCTCAACACTCCAACGACCGTTTGAGTCAACGTCCATGTCGAAGATACCAGCAGTTGCAGTATCAGCCTGGGCACCTGGCTTCGCAGTTGTGTAGATAGTTCTAACAACTTCACGGTTGATTTCTGCAAGAATTTCAGCAGAAAGAATGTTAGCAAGTTCTGTCTCTGCGTCAAGACCGTGAATTGCTTTAAGGTCTTGTGCAAGTTCCATAGTGTATTCTGCTTTAAGAGCTCTTGATTTCGCAGTAACAGTTTGCTTCTCGATTGAGAATGCCATTTCTGCGAAAGAGTTACTTGCAGAATCACCTAGAGCTTCTGCATCAGCAGTCGCCATACCAGCACCATTAGTGTATGTGCCAGCAGGTGAGTCATTAAGAATTGCGGGATTAGTCCCTGCCTGTGTTCCAGCACCAGAGAAGTCAGAATCGGCTTCACCGTAGAATGCCTCTGTTCCACTTTGGTTAGTGTAACGTGAACGCATTGCAAAGATAAGACCAGTTGGGCCTGTCATAGGCTGAACACCGGCCACATCATATGCGATGAGGTTAGGCATGGAACGTCTTACCAATGAGATAAGAATCGGGTCCCAATTATCAACAGATGAACCTGTTGCGTTAGTAGGAGCAGCTTCGCCGAGGAATCCTCTATCTTCACGAAGTGCTTTTTCTTGGTTTTCTAGGATAACAGTGGTTACAGCTTTACGATAAGAGTCTTTGATTTCAGGCAAATCATTGTGCTCTAGGACTGGGCTCCACTTTTCCTGTAAATGTTCAGTTTGAAACATTTGGTTTTCTCCTTATTGAGTTTATTTTATTACAATATTTATACAATTTGAAATTTTGAAAGATTAATTCTTCCGCAGCCCAAATCATTTGTTTCGCTTAACATCTCTACCAATGGCAGACATGTAAGCGGCCATTGCACCAGTTGTATCGTAAGAACCAGAATCATCAGATTCAGAATCTACAGATTCAGCGACAGTGTTAGACTTAGGGAAATAACTTTCCTTAAGCTGGTTAAGTTTTTCAGTGAAAGATTCTTCACCAGAAAACTCGACTTCTTCTGCTAGGCCTTTAAATTTCTCGACTTCTGTATCAGCCAAGTCTTTAGAGACTTCATTGAAGACCGACTCACGAACCAATGTGTCATTCTGCTTTTTCATTTCAGCAGACTTCTCAATTTGTTCGTTAATCTTAGACTCTAGTTCGTCAATCTTTTCAGATTGTGCTTCTAGAATATCGTATTTTTCATCTGGAACATCAATATAATGTTCTTCAAATAGTGACTTCAGACCAGAGATGAAATCTTCAGCGATTTCGCCTTTGAGACCACGCTCAATTGCAATTTCGTTCTCTTTCATCCACTCTTCCACAACGTAGTTCATGTATGCGTCAACTTTTTCAGTCAACTCATCTTTTACTTTGTTGAGTTCTTCAGCAACTTCTTGAACTTTTTCAGATTCAATTCTTGCAACTTCTGAACGAAGTTTAGATTTAACAGCGGCTTCAAAAATTGTAGCTGCCTTACCCTTAAATTCTTCAGAAAGGTCTTCACCTTCTGTTAGTGCAGATACATCTTCCGATACATCTACAGAATTAAGACGGTCTTCCAAAGTAGATTCGTCAACAGACTCTTCTTTATCTTCTTCTGCACCGTAACCTTCTCCGTTACACATTGCCTCATATGCGGCTTTGAGGTCTTGGGCTTTCATGCTTTCCATTTTCTTCTGCATTTCTGCCTTCATCATCTCTTTAGTCATACGAGCTTCTTCAAGTTCTTCACCTTCATGGTCTACAGCATCACCTGCTGCTAGAGGTTCTGAAACTTTTGTGGGTTCGTCATTTCCACCGGCGTCCTTTGCACCCTTGTTTTGAGCATCTTTAACCTGTTTGGTTGCTTTCGCACCCTCTGGGCCCTTCTTCTCTTCTGGGTCAACAACTGGTTTGCCTAGGTCTTGAACTTCCCCATTCACTTTTTCCATAGAGTCACCTTTTGCAGCACCGTCAGTTGGTTGCTTTGCTTCTTCAAGCTCGGCATGGACTTCTGCTTCCAGTTCCTCAATTGTCTTGTCTAGTTCTGACATTGGGATTTTCTCCTATTGAGTTGTTTTATTAACATATTTATAATGCTTAAAGTTTTGACAAAAACTTTGCGAAGGCAAGTGCGGAAACATTTGACTGTTTCTTTCTTACCGACTCATTGATTTCATCCTTGATTTCGGCAACGTCAACTTCTTTCAGTATACCATTATTCCATACCCACTCTTTACCTTCCATTATACCTTCAACGAAGGCTTGAGGTGCAGATGGGTCTGCAACAATATCTGCCGCAGTGGCAAGATAAAAATCATCTTTCACATAATTCGCACCACTTCTAGACTCTAGTGAACCCATGCCTCTTGAAGAGACACCAAGTTTACCACCGTCTTTAATCAGTGCTTTCGCAATTTCCCCCATCGGAGTAGAGAGCAATTTTGCCTCTCCAACGAAGTTCTTTCCATCAGCTTCCAGTTTGGTTATCATGTGCGACACTCTGTCAAGATTGACAGTAGGGCCTTCTGGGTGTCCGAGTTCCCCGAATGCACGACCTTCTGCAACAAATTCTTTGTTATACCTTTGCACCTCTTTATTAAGAACTGCGAAAGGGTAGACACGACCATTACGGTTTTTCTGGTCTGCCTGCATAAAGATTCCACGAATCTTCATATCCTTTTTACCATCGTCTTTATCTTCAACGATGTATTCTACTTCTTGTATCTGTTCTGCTATTAGTTTCATTTTATTAATACCTCAGCATTCTTTTCTAAATTGATAATACTTCTGTCTCAAAGTAGTCCATAAGTTGCTTTTGCGGAACCTTGAACTTCTTTGAAACATCATTTATTGTTTTCTCAAAGGTATTTAGGAAATTAGAAGGTTTTGCATCCATTTCCTTGAAAATAGCGTCTACAGCCTTCTTCATCTTGGGAGATAACTTTTTATACTCCCTAGATGTTTTATGTTCATCTTTCTCTGGCAGTTCAGTCTTGAACTGTGAAAGAGTCTTACTCACTGTCTTTTTCTACCTCTGTTGGTATATGGTCAGTCACAAATGTATTTGCAACCTCCACTCTTTTTGTTTCTAAAGCATTACCGACCTTTGCGGCAAGTGCTTGATTGAAATGTGTTTCTGCATCCATATTATTACCAGATGCAATTGAATCCACAAAGTTTTTAACTTGTTCCATTATTTATCTCCTAGTTTTGGGTCATTTTGTGCGTAGAATCCGTCTTCACCTTCTTCTCCACCTTCACCTTCATCTTTGATTTGACCGTCAATTTCTTCAATCTCCTCATCAGTCATTCTAAGAACTGTCTTCTTAACATACTCTTTAGAGAAATATGTTCCAACGTAAGACTCGATTTGACCCAGCATATCTAGTCTTTCTCTTAGAATTTCTGCATTCTTCAGTTCAGTAAAGTGTCCATCTTGTAGGAAGTCGAACTGAATATGTTCTTTGAAAGTATCCCACTCTTCAACTGCAATAACACCCTTCAACACAAGTTGTGTCTTCAACATGTCTGCAAACAAAATAGAAAACTTCTTACGAAGTCTTTGAACAAACTTAGTAAATTTAAGTTCATCTCTAGTAATGTTATCTGAACGACCAATCTGGAATCCAGTTTCTTCTGCAAGTCTGGATACAGGGACGTTCAATGAACGGAATAGTTTTTTCTGGAAGTATTGAATGTCATCAATCTCTCCCAAATTAGAACCGCCAGGCAATGTGGTAATCTCAGTTCCTCTACCACCTTCTCTACGAGGTAACCAGAAATCTTCCAACATAGACATATGGTTTCTATCATCTCTGATTTCACCAGTTCTTGCATCATATACCAATTTGTTACGATAACGATTCATAACATCTTTTAGGTATTGTTCTGCCTTCATCTTTGGAAGATTACCTACGTCAATGTAGAATATTCTTCTCTCTGGGGCTCTTGAAATTCTGTAAATAACCAATGCGTCTTCAATCATACGCAACTGATTTACAGGTTTAATTGCTTTATTAAGATATGAAAGGACTGTTCCTTTATGCATATCGACCAAACCAGATGGGCAATATGTAATTGAATCAGCAGTAATCTTTACACCACTGTTTGTTCCAACTCCAGATTCATATCCGTTTTGATTAAATAGGTAAAAGTCCTCAACATTTTTAACGATATCTAAACCAGTTTTTGGGTCAACATCTTTTTCTGCTTCTCGAACTTTTTTAATTTTACGAGGGTCAATATATCGAACCTCTTTCATCCCCTTGCGAGGTTGAGTCGGGTCAATAATTT